ATAATCTTGCTCAGCTGGTTAATTATTTAGTTTTCTTTGGTGCTCGTTGAGATAGAGCACTTCCTGCAGCAGTCTTTGATGCCTTAGAGGTTCGCCCGTCACGTAGAACCTTAGAAGCTGCACTCGCTGCTTTAGCGGAAGTAGTTCTGGATTTTGCCATTTAATCACCCCCTTATATGGTATTAGTGATTAAATTATACAACTATATGTTGCGTATAACAAGCACTGATTTGACGAAGAAAGTTTTAACTAAATTACATCCCTTATGCAAGTCGATAAAACAAAAGACCGATAGAGGTACCTTCTCTACCAGTCTTTGTCTAAATTTGTTTACCCTTGACGCCTTGCAGGTTTTCACCACATCAGAAGGCACCTAATGCTTCTGTGGGGCGAGCTGTTACTTTAGCAGTTTTAGTTCTGCTATCATGCCTTGTGCTAACAACATTCAGGAGTACTTGATACAGTGAGTCGGATTTTAGGACTGACAAAGTCCTGGGCTTATACGTACCCGAACATTACGCTGCATCAGTATTCTGCCATTACCCAGTTTAACGTGTTGTGGGACCACAATAGACGACCTTAAATCAAGGGAGCGGGCAAGTTCAAAAGTTTGGTCAATGTGACCACCTTCCTTTCTTGCCTATTGGCATAGATATATTGTATCGATGCAGTACCGAAATAGCAAGAATTTAGTTTTATCGGCTTACATAAGGGATGTAGGAACTTAGAAAGGAGAGAGTATGAAACATTACATAACAAAATATCAAGAAAACGGGAAAAGATATGCTACAAGTTGGTTGCAAATCAACATACTTGGTAAGGCTATATGTTTTTGGCAGAAAACCATCGAAATATAAATTGTAGCGTTGCTAAGAAAGGAGGCACAAAATGAGATTTCCAAACGTGAGAGCGGATGTAAAGACCGCATTTGAGATGTACCACTCGCTACCGTATTTTCGGTCCGGCGACATAAAAAAGTTGTTTAATGGGTGCTCAGGTACAACTGCTTCAAAAATAGCAAAGATGACTCGTGATGAAATGGCAAGGCGAGAAATTAAGATGTACTGCGAGCATGACAATTACTTAAATAAAGACATTTTGTACGAGCTTGCAGGACTAGATATAAACAGTATCAACAAGTCATACAAGATGCTAGAAAGGAAAACCCTATGAAAATCAAATCAGTTATACCACCGACACTCTTTATATCAGCAGTGCTTGCTCTAAATGGCATAGCAACGGCAATAGACCATCCTGAACTATACGACAAGATTGAGCCAAAAGTCGTTAGCAACGTACAGATTGATGTAAAGGGAATCTCAAACGAAATGATTGACGAGATAGCGACAAGAAGTGGCGTGGACCCTAACATCGTCAAGGCAATCATTGTTGAGGAATCAGGTGGCAATCCTAACGCAGTAGGTGATAATGGAGAATCAATCGGACTAATGCAGATTCAACCAAAGCACCACAAGAAAAGGATGGAAGAACTAGGAATCGTAAGCCTATTTGACCCACAAGAGAACGTGATTCTAGGATGTGCCATCTTGTCAGACCTATACGGCAAGTATGGAAACTACGAGGACGCATTGAGCGTATACAATTCGGGAAATACTGAAGACGGAAAGGCTTACGCAGAAAGGATACTAAATAAAAAATAAGAAAGACGCTCCTGGGAGCGCCAATCAAAATCAACAATTTAATTATATCAAAATAAATAAAAAAGTAAAGGAGTTATTATGGAACTAGTACTTAAAATGAACACTGAGGAAGCAATAGCGGTAGCAGAAAATGAAACACTAAAGGCATTGGTAGAGAGTTTTAAAGAATCAATTGATGATGCGAATCAGCCTATAGCAAAGACAGTTGGACCACAGACAGAGCCTGTTGCCGCATCTACCGTGCCTACATGGACACCAGGAGGAGGCGCAGTAGACGATTCACTTCCACAGGAAAAAGAGCAGGTATCACCACAGCAAACAGTGCCTACTGAGGCGAAAAGCTACACAGCAAACGAGCTACAGAAGGCAGCCATAGAACTAATGGACAAGGGTGTATCAATGGACGATATAGCTGCAGTTCTCGGTAAGCATGGCGTAAGTTCACTGCCAGAGCTAACACCAGATAAATTCGGAGCATTCGCACTTGATCTAAGACAGTTAGGAGCTGATATCTAATGGCAGGACACAAGGACAGAGCACATGCGCTGCTATCTGCAAGCGGCGCGCACAGATGGATGAACTGCACACCTAGTGCAGTGCTAGAGTCGGAGTTTCCAGACACTACATCGGAAGCGGCGAAAGAGGGCACACTCGCCCACGAGATGGCAGAAGCGAAGCTACAGCACCTATTCAACACACAGAATTATCGCAAGGCGACTCTAACTAGAACGCTCAACAAGATTAAAAAGAATGAGCTATATCAGCCAGAGATGGACGGATACACAGACGACTACGTCGCATACATCCGCAAGGCGGCTATGGAGTTTGAAAAAACACCCTATATCGCTATCGAGAAGAGGTTAGACCTTACAGCATATATCCCAGACGGTTTCGGAACAGCTGACTGCGTGATGATAGGAGAGAGGACACTACACATTATCGACCTTAAGTATGGTAAGGGCGTTCCCGTATCGTCAGAGGATAACCCACAGCTCCTGATATATGCGTTAGGGGCTCTCGAGGCATACAAGATGTTATTTGCTGTCGATACGGTCAAGATAAGCATTGTGCAGCCTAGGATTGACAACACCAATAGCAGTGCGTACTCGGTAACACTGTTAAGAGAGTGGGGCGAAGATGTCAAGGAGCTAGCTAATATCGCTATTAAGGGTGAGGGCGAATATACGCCAGGAGATTGGTGCAGGTTCTGCAGAGCAAGGCAGCAGTGCAGAGCTAGAGCCGATAAGAACATAGAACTTGCCTTTGAAATAAACAAGAAACCGCCTCTTATAACCAATGAGGAAGTAGGAGAGTATCTACGTAAGGGCGAAGATGTGGCCAAGTGGTTAACAGAACTACAGGACTATGCGCTAGCTGAATGTCTAGCAGGTAGAAATATAGACGGCTACAAGGCAGTTGAAGGTAGAGGCTCGAGAGTGTGGACGAATATGGACGCAGCATTCGAGGCAATCATAGAAGAAGGTACTGACAAGGCAATGTTATATGAACTCAAGCCTCTGACATTGGCACAAGTGGAGAAGTTAATGGGTAAAGCACACTTCGCAGATGTAGCGGGAGAGTTTGTTGTAAAGAGCCCAGGTAAACCTACACTCGTTCCAAGTACAGATAAAAGAGAAGCTATCACTAATAAGATTTCAGCCGACGAGGCATTTAAGTAATGGAGGTATTCATATGAGTTTGGGCAAGGATTATCTGAACGATTATGCATACGAAATTGAGAAAGGAAAAAAGATCATGGCAATTGGAGAAGTAACAAACGTAACAACAGGAGAAGTAAGACTATCATACGCACACCTATTCAAACCTTACTCGAACATCGAGGGGCAGGAACCAAAGTACAGCGTAACGGTTCTTTTACCTAAGACAGACACGGCTACCAAGGGGCGTATTGATGCGGCTATCGAGGCAGCAAAGCAGAAGGGCTCTAGCGGATGCTACAACGGGGTAGTACCGCCAGTAGTTCCTACACCGATTTGGGACGGAGACGGAGTTAAGCAGGATGGTACCCCATTCCCGCAGGAGTGCAAGGGTCACTGGGTATTCACTGCACGAGCATACGCCGATTATCCGCCTGAGGTTGTGGATGTTAACGGCAACCCTATTATCAATCACAGTGATGTATATAGTGGGTGCTATGCAAGAGTGAATGTAGAGTTTTTCCCATATAACTTTAACGGAAAGAAAGGGGTAGGCTGCTCTCTCGGTCCGGTACAGAAGTTAAGGGATGGCGAGGCACTAGGCGGAGCAGCACCTTCAGCAGCGCAGGCATTCGGAACACCGCAGCAGGCCCAGCCAACACAGGCACAAGTTAACCCTATCACTGGTCAGCCGGTTTAAGGATATATCATGAGGCATCTGAATATTGACATTGAAACATATAGTAGCGTTGACATCAGCAAAGCGGGTGCTCACAAGTACGCCGAGAGCGAGGACTTTGAGGTCCTCCTCTTCGCATATAAGGAGGGATCTCAGCCGACTAAAGTAGTAGACCTTGTGGCGGGCGAAGAAATTCCTGCACGCATAATAACTGCTTTACAGGACAAAAATGTAATTAAGCATGCATATAACGCGGCATTCGAGTGGATATGCCTTAATAAGGCGGGTTACTCTACACCGATAGATCAGTGGCGCTGCACAATGATACACGGGCTTTACTGCGGATATCCTGCAGGACTGGGGGCAGTAGGTAAGGCAATAGGGCTCCCGGAGGAGAAACAAAAGCTATCAACAGGCAAGGCACTAATTAACTATTTTTGTAAGCCTTGTAGACCTACTAAATCTAACGGCAACCGCTCTCGTAACTTACCCAAGCATGCTCCGGAGAAGTGGGAATTGTTCAAGGAGTATAACAGGCAAGACGTTGAGGCAGAGAGCAACATACTTAATAAATTAGAGCCTTATCCGGTACCAGAGGCAACGTGGTCGGCATGGATTGAGGACATAGGTATTAACTCGAGAGGGGTTGCGATAGATGACCGTCTATTAGAGGGAGCACTCGCAATAGATTCGATGAGTACGGAGGAGCTTCTAAAAGCAGCAAGATCGATAACAGGGCTGGCTAACCCAAATTCAAATTCGCAGTTACTTGGTTGGGTTAAGTCACAGGGTATCGATGTAGATAACCTTCGCAAAGACACTGTATCAGAACTACTGGAGGGTGACCTCCCGGGGGACGTACGAGAGGCGCTTGAGCTTCGTCAGAAACTCGGTAAATCGTCTGTATCGAAGTACAAGGCTATGGCTGAGGCTAGAGGCGAGGATGGAAGAGTAAGAGGACTATTGCAGTTCTATGGCGCGAACCGTACAGGCAGGTGGGCGGGTAGACTCGTGCAGGTGCAGAACTTACCGAGAAACTATCTTAATACGCTAGACGAGGCAAGAGAGCTTGTAAAGGCTGTTAACTACAGAGGGCTCAAGCTGATATATGGAAACGTACCGGATACGCTCTCGCAGCTCATTAGAACAGCATTTATACCCGCAGACGGTAAGAAGTTCATAGTCTCCGATTTCAGTGCCATAGAGGCCCGTGTAATAGCGTGGCTAGCTGGCGAAAACTGGGTTCTGGATGTGTTTAAGAGAGGTGGCGACATATATTGTGCTACCGCCTCGCAAATGTTCGGTGTTCCGGTAGAAAAACACGGAGTCAACGGTGATCTAAGACAAAAGGGCAAGGTAGCGACCCTCGCCCTCGGCTATCAGGGGGGCGCAAACGCCCTTATAGCGATGGGGGCTCTTAATATGGGTATCCCAGAGGAAGAACTTCCGGAAATAGTGAGCAAATGGCGTGCGGCTAACCCTAGCATAGTGCAGTTGTGGGATAGAATGAACAAGCTCGCCATACACACTATAGATACAGGCGATACAACTTATCTTAACGGTCTTACATTAAGGTCTGAACTAGATATCATTAATGGACTTAAGTACTTCACTATAGAGCTACCATCTGAACGTAAGCTCTTCTACTGCTCACCTGGGCTAGGTATTAATCGTTGGGGTCACCCATCGATTGAGTACAGAGGTATTAATCAGACTAATAAGAAGTGGGATACACAAGAGACATACGGCGGCAAGCTCATAGAGAACGTTGTACAGGCAATCGCAAGAGACTGTCTTGAGATAACCCTGCACAGGTGCATAGAAGCTGGCTACAAGCCCGTTATGCACATACACGACGAAATCGTCATAGAGGCGGAGCTAGAAGATAAGCTCGATGATGTTAACGCAATATTTGCCAAGCCGATACCGTGGGCAGAAGGACTACCGCTATCGGGCGCAGGCTTTGAATCAAACTATTACATGAAGGATTAACAGTCATGATCAACGATAAAAAAATTACAATAGCGACCGCAGGCAGCCGCAAGTCCATTAGCTGGGTAACCGGTAGCCTTATGTGGTCGGAGTACTGCGATAAACTCAAAACACCAATCAAATCAGCAGAGACACTCCAGGAGTACCTCAGCTACACAAAGGCCAAGCAAGACGAACTTAAGGACGTCGGCGGTTTTGTCGGAGGAAGTCTCGCAGGTGGTCGCCGCAAGGCAGATGCGGTGACAGGGCGCGACCTTGTCACTCTCGACCTCGACAACGTACCTAGAGGCGGTACTGTTGACATACTTAAGCGCGTGGGGTCACTAGGATGTGCGGCTGCTGTCTACAGCACACGAAAGCACAGCGATTACTCACCAAGATTGCGAGTTATTATCCCACTCGCTGAAACAGTCACCGCTGACGAGTATGAACCAATTGCTCGCAAGCTAGCCGAGATGATAGGCCTAGTGTACTGTGACCCGACGACTTTTGAGGCGTCTCGTCTCATGTACTGGCCTAGCTGCTCAAGTGATAGCCAATATGTGTGTGAGATATACGATAATGCGTTCTGCTCCGGAAAGGGCATACTTGCTATGTATGATGATTGGCACGATATATCGTCGTGGCCACAGATACCTGGCGCAGACGCAATAGAAAAAAGAAGACTCGCAAAGCAAGAGGACCCAACAACTAAACGAGGTATCGTAGGGGCTTTCTGCCGAACATATTCTATAACGGAGGCAATGGAGAAATTCATACCGGGAATGTATGAGGCCACAGATAGCCCGGGGCGATACACATACACTGGCGGCAGCACAGCAGGAGGTGCAGTCGTATATGATGGAGATCTATTCCTCTTTTCCCACCACGCAACAGATCCGTGTAGTGGACACTTAGTCAATGCGTGGGACCTTGTAAGGCTACACATGTACGGAGACAGAGACGATGAGGCAAAGGAAGGCACTCCAACAGCTAAAATGCCCTCGTATCTTGCGATGAAGTCGCTTGCAGCAAATGATAAGGCTGTAACCGATATCATGGCTAAAGAGCGCATTGAGGCGGCTAATGAGGCATTTAAAGAAGATAATCTACTACCTATTAACAAAGATGACATTGATACTGACTGGATATCGAAGCTCGCACTGGACTCTGGTGGACAGATTAAGAAGACTATCAACAACGCAGTAATGGTACTTGAACATGACCCATTACTTAAGGACAAGATAGCCATTGACGAGTTCGCCAACCAAGGTGTTGTACTAGGAGCATTGCCATGGGATAAGGGAACTGATCAGAGACCTTGGACAGATAACGACGATGCTAACTACGCAAACTACATGGAGCTCTACTACGATATTAAGGGCAAGGACTTACTCAGTAATGCGCTTACCATCGTATCGGGCAAGCACAAGTTCAACGACGTTAGAAAGTATCTACGCAGCCTTAAATGGGACGGAGTTAAGAGATTAGACACACTTCTTATCGACTACCTGGGTGCAGAAGACAACTTATACACAAGGGCAGTTATGCGTAAGTCACTATGTGCTGCTGTAACTAGAGCTATGAGGGATTTTGTCAAGTACGACTACATGCCGATACTAGCAGGACCACAGGGAATAGGTAAGAGTACGTTTTTATCTATCTTAGGTAAAGCATGGTTCAGTGACTCGCTTACCACGTTTGAGGGTAAAGAGGCCGCAGAGCTTATACAAGGTGTGTGGGTAGTCGAAGTAGGAGAGCTAACAGCTATGAACCGCCAAGAGGTTAATGCAGTTAAGCAGTTCCTATCAAAGGTAGATGATATATACCGCGCGCCATATGGCCGCAGGACAGCCAGATACCCCCGCAGGTGCGTTTTCTTCGGAACATCTAACGAGGTTGAGTTCCTTAAGGATGACACGGGAAATCGCAGATTTTGGCCCGTGGATGTTGGCGCATATGAGCCTACTAAATCGGTATGGGATGATCTGCCAGGTGAGGTAGACCAGATATGGGCAGAAGCTTATGCGTACTACCTATTAGGTGAAAAGCTCTTCCTATCAAAAGAGATTGAGGCTATAGCGCTAGAGGTGCAAGACGAACACAGCGATTACTCCGCGCTTGAAGGAAGCATAAGAGACTACCTTGAGACTAAAGTACCTACTAACTGGCTAGATATGACGGTTCAGGAACGCAGGATGTTTCTTAATGGTAACGCAGCATATGAGGGCAGCCTAGAGCCAATGGACAGAGTGTGTATAGCACAGATATGGGCGGAGTGTCTAGGCGGGGATATTAAGTACTTAAAGCCACAAAACAGGAACGAAATCGCAAGAGTACTGAGGAAGATACCAGGTTGGGAAAAAGTCAGAACTAATATAAGGTGCGGTCCACACGGAAGGCAAAAAGGCTTCAAAAGGGCGTCAACGGATTAATAAAAAGAGCGGTTGACAACAAAAACGGTTGACAAAGTGGTGTCAACCACAAAAAGAGAGTCGACACGCAAGTTGACACTTTCAGTCGACACTAAAACCCTTGAAATACTAATACATAAGTCTATTTGTCAACTATGTCAACCAAAAACATATATAAAAGTAATAAATATAGATTATAGACGGATATACGCCTATAAATTCTATAAATCCTATAATACAGACCTATATACGCGTAATAGAGTTGTCGATTGACAAATTAAAGGAGACGCAAAAATGCTTGAAAAAGACATAGAGAAAATATTCACGGCAGAGATTAAGAGAGCGGGCGGCAAAGCATATAAGTTCACCAGCCCAGGAAACGACGGTGTGCCAGATAGAATAGCAATGCTGCCCGGAGGGCGAGTAGTATTTGTCGAACTTAAGACGGATACAGGCAGGCTATCAAAGTTACAAAAGCTGCAGTGTAGACAAATTGCCGAACTAGGGCAGACTGTTAGAGTACTACATGGGTTGTCAGAGGTTCGGGACTTCTTCCTGGAGTTTGGATTAGAAACAGCAGCATACAAGCTTGAGCGCAGATTAGCGAGGCGATGAGACCCATGGAGTATAGACCGCATGAATATCAGAGACACTGCATTAATCGCATTATCGATACACCTAGACTAGGGTTGTTCCTGGATATGGGACTTGGCAAAACTTCGATAGTGCTATCAGCAGTCAAGGAGCTTAAGTATAACCGCTTCGCGGTATCCAAGGTGCTTGTTATTGCACCCAAGAAGGTTGCAGAGGGTACCTGGTCGAAAGAAAAAGACAAGTGGGATCATACAAGGTGCTTACGTATCAGCAGGGTGCTAGGCAGCGAAAAAAAGCGCATAAGGGCACTTTATGAACCCGCAGACGTATATATCATCAATCGCGAAAATGTAGTGTGGTTAGTCGATTTTTACAAAAATGATTGGCCGTTCGACATGGTTGTCATAGACGAGTCATCTAGCTTTAAGAGCCACAAGGCAAAGAGGTTCAGGGCGCTGTCAGCAATGGCGCCGAGAATAAAGCGAATTGTAGAGCTGACGGGTACGCCTTCACCTAACGGGCTTGCTGACCTATGGGCACAGCTGTATCTACTGGACGAGGGGGCGAGGCTAGGCGCAAGATATGCAGGGTTCCGCGAAAGGTACTTTGATGCAGGGCCAAGACACAACGGCATTGTGTACAAGTACAGTGTTAAGCAAGGGTCAGAAGAGGCAATACTAAGCGCTATATCGGATATATGCATATCCATGAAGGCAGCTGATTACTTAGAACTTCCAGACTGCATCATGCACGAGATACCTGTTGAGTTAGATCCTAAAGCGGCTAAAGCCTATAGAGAGCTTGAGCGAGAGATGGTGCTAGAGCTACCAGATGACGAGGTAACTGTTACGAGTGCAGCTGCACTATCTAACAAACTACTGCAGCTAGGCAACGGCGCAATCTACGGAGAAGACCACAGTGTACACGAGGTGCACGGGTGCAAGATAGAGGCATTTATGGAGCTTATAGAGAGCCTTAGTGCTTCAGGTAAGAACGCACTAGTCTTTTATAACTATCAGCATGATAGGGAGAGACTCCAGAAGGCACTAGCCAAGACCCGGCTAGTCGTGAGAGAGCTTAAGACGACAGAGGACGAGGACGACTGGAACACGGGTAAGATAGACGTATTACTAACACATCCGGCATCATCAGCTTATGGACTTAACCTACAGCAAGGAGGCAACCACGTTGTGTGGTTCGGTCTTAATTGGAACTACGAGCTATACACACAGGCTAACAAGAGACTTCATAGGCAGGGACAGACGGAGAAGGTTATTGTGCATCACCTAGTGTGTGAAGGCACAAGAGATGAGGACGTTATGGCAGCGTTAGCACGAAAAGATGATGTGCAGCAGTTTGTCATGGATTCGCTAAAGGCACGAATTAAACGAATCAAGGAGGAATAACAAATGGGAGAATATCTAAGAAGCAAATTCGTAAAAATCAGAAAACCCCATGTATGTTTTGGTTGTGGTAGAAAATTTGAGCCACCATCAAAAATGCTTTCTGAGGTTTATGCAGACCGCGGTACTTTGGAATCAATTTATCTATGTGATATATGTGCCGATATAGCCTCTAAGCTAAGGTATGACGATGAATTTGGGTATGGTGATTTTAGAGAAGAAGCATTAAAAAGGAGTATGGAAAAACAGGAGCAGTGCAGATGGATTACGGACAATTAAAGCAGCTTAAGGCATTGCGCAGGGAAGCCGAAGGACTTAAATACTCCATCGACCATGCTAAGCCCGAAATAGTCACAGATTACTACAAGGACTACAAGACAGGTCGAGGAATCCCCAAATCGCTTACAGGACTGACTTTTGACGAAAAAGGTATATCGAGTAGGGAAAGGCGGTTAAAACGCAAGCTGGGCGAAATTAGCAGGCTAATTGAGGCTATTGAGAAAGACATAGAAGCTATAGGCGACCCGGACATGAGGACAATACTTCGGATGTACTACATAGAGGAGCTGAGCTACAGAGAAATCGAGCAACAAGCATTTATAAGCAAGTCTACAACACAGCGAAAACTAAAAAATTTTGCCGAAAACGAAAAATGGGACAAATGGGACAAAAACCTGTGATATATTGTAATTAGCAAAAAGGGAATTGTGGCTTCCTCAAATTATATTTCACATAATAACCTCGCAGAAGGCGCCTATATATGGCGTCTTTTGTGATATTTTCCAATATATTGTGGGTATATAGATATTAAGCTATGTGTAAGCCCATATGTAGTGCCTTGTATTTGCCATGCATTGAATGGTAAAATAGTCTATACATAGCATTATGTTTTGATAGAGAGGAGGCCGATATGAAAAGAACAGTTTTTGATGTAGCAAATTGGTTTCTGTCAAAGGAAAGCATGACACCAAAGAAGTTACAAAAGCTAGTTTATTATGCGTATTCTTGGTATCTAACTCTTGTTAATGAAAATAAGGATGATTTAACAGCCAAACTATTCACTTCACGTCTCGAAGCATGGGTCCACGGTCCAGTTTTCCCTGAGCTTTACAAAAAATATAAGAAATACAGCGGCGAAAATATAGAACAATATGATGGAACGATAGAAGAATTCAATGAAGATGCAAATGATATTCTTGAGCAAGTTTGGGAAGTATACGGCAATTACACAGGCAATCAGTTAGAGAGTATTACTCACAGAGAATCTCCTTGGATTAATGCAAGAGGTAACTGTAGCACATATGAAGTGTGCAATAACGAAATAAGTGATGCTGATATTTTTAATTGCTATATAGAGAGAGTATCATAACGCCGTGTCAAAAAAAGGCAAGTCGAAAAAAAGGAAAGTAAATAATAGCGAAGATAGTAAAGCTAACGTAAAGAACTCCAATACACAAGAAGACAAAGAAAAGGGGCTCAAGCTTGATTTTTCTTTTGAAGCTTTGTACTACTCAGTGAAATTAAGTGGTGGTAAATTTAATAATTACCTAAAGGGGGAAATTGAATTTATCAACAAGTTCAGGCAGATAAGAGCCGTGAATGCGAAGTTAAAGGATAAGAAGTTTAGTGAAATCAAAAATGATCCAAGCGTTCATTTTCACGAAGTTAGTGGAGAAAAAAGAAAAATCGTCATAAACTGCGTGGGACATGCTTTATCGGAATTTAAAAATTCAAATGGAATATCAGAGGATATTGCACAGCTATTAACCGATGAAACCATATATCAAATAGGACTTAATAAAGGTCTTAGGGTTATAGGAACCTACAGCGATGGGACATTTAGGGTTTATCTTATTGATTACCATCACAGACTTTATTATGACCAAAGACGAAACACGCATGGAGAGAAGGAATTAAACTTTTGTCCGATGAAAAGTGAAATAACCTAAAGGCACTTCGAAAGAGGTGTCTTTTTTCATACTTACAAAACGACGAAAAGAGAGGTGGTGGTGTGGCAGGATATGACAATATCAGAGATGCAAATCAAAAACGAACGCCGCACGAGCGCCGAGAATTGGCAAAGATTGCAGGAAGGGCGAGCGGTGTTGCGAGACGTCGTAAAGCAAATTTTAACAAGACACTAAACATGCTGCTTACGGCTGAGATAGATTCGCCTGAGTGGAAGCCGTTGCTGGATGAATTGGGAGTCGACGCGACGCTCGAAAGTGCTATGCTTATGGCTCAAATCAAAAAGGCGCTATCTGGAAATGTAAAGGCAGCTTATTTTGTAGCACAATACGCAGGTCAATCGTTTAACACCGATGCAGACAACAAAGAGCAAGAGGCTCGAACCGAACACATCAAGGCGCAGACGGCAAAGGCGAAGGGCGAAGACGTGCAAGAAATTGAGGACGACGGATTTATCGATGCACTTAAAAGTGAGGCGATTGACGTATGGGAAGATTAGCGCAAGCCTTTAAATTTAAGCCGTTTAGTCGAAAGCAAAAGAAAATACTGACGTGGTGGCTAGACGAATCGCCAGTGCACGAAATGAACGGCATCATCGCTGACGGTGCGATTAGATCAGGCAAGACGGTATCGATGGTATTGTCTTTTGTAATGTGGTCGATGGAGGACTTTAACGGCGAGAACTTTGGCATGGCCGGAAAAACGATCGGAGCCTTTAGGCGAAATGTTTTAAAGCCACTCAAACTAATGCTCTTGGCTAGAGGATACAAGTTCAAAGACAGGAGAGCTGACAACCTGTTAGAGATTACAAGGGGAAATATTACAAATTATTTTTATATTTTCGGCGGTAAAGACGAACGTTCTCAGGACCTTGTGCAGGGTATCACATTAGCTGGTTGCTTTTTCGACGAAGTCGCACTAATGCCGGAGTCGTTTGTTAACCAAGCCACAGCGAGATGTTCAGTCGAAGGCTCTAAGTGGTGGTTTAACTGCAATCCAGACAAGCCTAAGCACTGGTTTAAAGTAAACTGGATTGACCAGGCAGCAGATAAGGATTTAATTTATTTGCATTTTACGATGGACGACAATCTATCGCTATCGGAGGCGATAAAGGAAAGATACAGGCGCCAATTCGTGGGCGTCTTTTTTAAGCGTTTTATTCAAGGGCTATGGGTTGCAGCAGAGGGACTTGTACATCCTCAGTTTGCAGACAAGGCTCAAGTTTACGCAATAAGCTATGATAAGTTAATGCCTGTTGATGAAAATGGTAATCGCAAGAATGCACATAGGATAGTGCAGATTTATATCGGCATAGATATTGGCGGTACAAATTCACACACGCCGTTTGTTGCTACAGGATTTACTAAAGGCTTTAATAAGCAGATTAGACTGTACTACAAACGAATTAGGCACAGCAAGGGGACCGTAGACCCAGACAAGATATACGCAACATTCAAGGGATTTGTTAACGAGGTAAGAACCTTATATCCAGGCATTCCAATTGTGGCTGCGTTCGTCGACAACGCCGAACAGCTAATACTGAATGGACTGGCAATATACTCAGCGCGAAACGGTCTAGGGGTCAAGGTCGCCGGATGTCGCAAAACGGAATTTTCCGACAGGGTCCTTGCTTACAATTCGGTTATTAACACTAATAGGCTTTTATGGGTTTCGGACTTCTGTGAGCCGATAGCTGATTCTATATCCGAAATGGTGTATGACAACAAGAGCAAAAAAGAGGAAAAACTACTCGACGACTTTTCAACAGACGTCGATACATACGACGCTGATTACTATTCATGGAGTTATTTTATTGACTATTTTCATCCGATGGAGGGATAGATGGCATACGTTAAAGAATATTTAAATAAATTAGGATATGGTGTGAATGAAAAGGCTTTCACAATCATGGACTTGTGCGATTCCTGGTACTCTAATGACCTAATAGACGATTTTCACAACAGGGTAACAGTGAATAACGTAAAATATTCAATGGAGCGCACAGGCTTCGCTAAGAGAGCGTGTGAGGACGATGCGAACCTTTGTGAGGTGGTTGATGTGACGCTTGCAAGCAACTCATCCAACGATTTTATAAACAAACAGCTTGAAATAGACAAATTTTCAAAGGCAATTCGTAGACAATTAGAGCTTATGTCGGCTCAGGGGACTGTAGGCGCTTATGTCAGAGCGGTTGGTGCGGATTTATACGATGACGCAACGTTAAAGAATGGCTCGATTGAGCTTGTTTACGTTGAGCCGAGTGGAATATTTCCGCTAACAATCTCAAAAGGCATAGTCACAGAGTGTGCGTTTGCTTCAGAAAATATTGTTAATGGAAAAACGGAGACTACAATCGTTATATTTAAGCTTGTTGATGGCAAGTATAAGTCTGTTACCTCCGTTTTAGACTCTCAAGGCAAGGAGATTCCAGATAAACACGTAGAAATAGATCTCGGTGAGATAAAGCCATTTTCGATTCTTACGACTGCCGTTGTTAACAATCTCAAGGACATGAAGGGCTATGGCTATCCTAAGATTTACGCAGCAATTCCGATACTAAAGAGTATTGACCTTATCTTTAACGTGCTATTTGGGGACCTAGACAAGGCTGACAAGATGGTACTTTACAACGAGGCACTGTGTAATTTTGATAAAAACGGATCACCGTCTACACCGAATAAGCAGCATAAAAAGACCTTTGTTTCGATGGGAGAAAAGCTGCCCAACGCTGATGACATGGTTCAGGAGATAAATCCGGTTATCCGTATTGACAGCATAACCAAGACATTTGAGCTTTCATTATCATTGCTTTCAACGATGTTCGGTTTCGGAACTCGTAAATATAGCTTTGAGAACGGACAGATCAAGACTGCAACAGAGTACATCGGAACAAAGCAAGACTCAATGCAGGAGCTGAACAAGCAAAGACAAAATCTGACTGACTATATTGAGGATCTTGTAAGAGCGCTTCTGTGGTTCTCGAATGCGTTCAACGGCACAAAGTATGATCTTACAGAAGAAATCGTAATCACTTACGACGACAGCTTTATCACAGACAGACAGAGCGAGCTCGACTCAATGAGAGCTGATGCACAAGCCTTTGGACTGCCAAAGCTTGTCAAGAGATATATACAGGATAAATACGGACTTACAGAGGCTGAAGCTGAAGCCTGGTATAGCGATGTGGAAGTCGATGACGAAACGGAGGCATAGTTATGCTATCCGACTATCAAAAAGAGCAATTAAGTGCTGAGATAATACCGATGTTCCAGGATCTAGAGCAAGATACAATCCAGGATATAGCGCGTAGGCTCAGAAAAGAAAAGAGGTGGACGGAATCTGCAGAGCTTCAAGCTAAGGCTCTTGAGTCGCTCGGATACAGTCCACGAGATATACAAGCCCGTGTGCTTAAAGAATTGCACGCTGACAAAGATTTTATCGACATGCTGAATGAGAACACACTTGAGCATAAAAAACTTGTTAGAGAGCGAATCAGAGAGACTGTAGACTCGGCGCAAGCTCACGGAGATAAGATAATCGGACGAGCTGGCGATATGTCATTTGCAGATGATGTTGCATTTTGGAAGACAAAAGGTCAACACTTAAAATCAAGCCCAGCGCTGAAGCAAATTTCTGCAGAAAGTTCTAAACGTCTTGAGCATGAGCTCAAATCACTAACTCACTCTACAGGCTTTAAGTTTATTGGAGCTCCTGTGTCTGTTGATCAAGCGTTTAATCACTCGATGGATAAGGCTGTGATGAATGTTGCTAGCGGTACTTTTTCCTCAGAACAAGCGGTCGAGCAAGTCGTTTCGGAGCTTGAAAAAAGCGGACTAAGGTATGTAAACTATGCATCAGGCATCACTAGAGGTATAGACGTGGCTGCACATTTAGCAGTCAGAACGACTTTAAATCAAATGGCAGCAGATATATCAATGAGTAACGCAGAACAGCTTGGAACGGATTTAGTCGAGGTTTCCTCACACGGTGGAGCACGAGACGGAGACGGACACGCAAATCATGCAGGATGGCAAGGCAAGGTATACAGCATAAGCGGAAAGGCTCATCCGAAAGAAAGCAAACGATTAGGCTATAAGATTTTAAGCCTGGAAGCAGTGACCGGTTATCCGCACGATCCGGCAGGACTTTGCGGATATAACTGCAAACATACGTTTTATCCGTTTATTGCAGGTATTTCTGACCCAACACCAATGGAAAAGGAACCGGCTCCGGTTAAGGTTGATGGCAAAATATATACGTACTACCAGGCAACGCAATACCAGCGCAGGCTTGAAAGGGAACTTAGGGAGTTTAAAAGACAACATCTAGGCGGACAGAATATGACTGCGGCCATTACAGCAAAGGAGCAGCAGTATGCTCGATTTTGCGAGAAGGCAGGACTTAAGCAAAACCTTAATAGGCTTTATGTAAAAGGCTATAAGAGAGATTTTGAGTATATAAAGACTATTAAAGATAAAAATATTGATGATTTTAGAGACACTATATCAAACTTTTATAATTCAGGAACGATAAAATTCAACGAATTAGATAAATTTAATATGGGGAAATTGTCAAGGGTGGAAGAAAATCCTTTGCTAGATGGTTCAGACATATACATTGAGGGACGGTCTCTAAAAAGAATTATAAATAAGCATGGGCACGAGATGACTAGAGATGAGTTTTTGTTTATTGAAGATACATTGAAGTCTCCTGACTATTATGCGGATAATTCTAGCAGGCATGAAAATTCGTTAATGCTATTTAAAGAGTTGCCGGAGAAGGAGCGATATATGGAATGTATTTTCGTAAAACGCAGCGATTCGTATGTCATTCATTTTCATAAAATGGGAGAACGAAAGCTAAGGAAGCTAAAAAGAGAGGGTAAATTATTTGACATAAGAGAGTAGTTGTTCTATAATAGGAATAACATAAAATAGCTTAGAGGTTGAAAAGTATCCCGCTCCAACGCGCCATCAGCAATGGTGGGCCGAGAAATGTGGGCGACCGCGGGTCCCACCTAAGCTGTTTTTGCGGAACGTACGCGGATGTCCTTCGGGCTCCGCGTCTTTTTTATAACCAAATACGCTATTAAACATCGCAAGCAAGCGATGTTTTTTATTGCCGTTAGTCCATTCGGCGTAAAACAGGACAAGTAAGGTAGTCTGAGCGTAAGCGCTCGCAGGACGTTAAACAGAAAGGAAACTATAACAATGGCATTTACAAGAGACTCACTAAAGCAATTTGGTATCACAGACGATGAGATTATCACAAAGATACTAAACGCACATCACGCAGAACTAGATCCTGCAAAGGACAAAGCAGACCAGTACGATAAGGTTAAAGCTGATTTTGACGAACAAGCAAAGAGCATCAAATCTCTGCAGGATGCTGCAGGCGATAAGGAAGCTTTGCAAAAGCAGATTGATGAGCTTAAGGCTGCTGCGGACAATAAGGCTGCTGACCACAAGAAGGAACTTGAGGAGATGCAGAACAAGCTGGAGGGCGCAGAGTTTGATAAACTGCTAGACGAGGCCATCACAAAGGCAGGCGGTCGCAGAACTGCAAGTATAAGGGCAGAACTCAAACTTGATGAGCTGAGAGCAAGCAAGGATCGTTCGAGCGACATCGAAGCGGCAATCAATGCGCTAAAGGAAGCAGAGGACACATCGTTCTTGTTTGGTAACGCAGAAGCTAATCCTACCGGTGCAAAGGTAGACACTTCGGGGAATGCTGCTGGAGGTGTTGGAGGAACTAACGAAGCAGAAGCAACGGCAAGAGCTGTAATGGGTCTCGGACCAAAAGGAAAGGAAAATTAAACAATGGCAAATCAGATTTCAAAATTTAAAGTTTACGTTAAACTTCTTGACGAGGTTTACAAGAATGCATCATGCACGGCAATTCTTGACGGCGCTCCAGAGCTCGCACAGCAGGGAGCTAATGCAGACGAGCTTATCATCCCTAAGATTGACATGGACGGTCTTGCAGACTATGACCGTTCTGCAGGGTACACGATGGGCGGAGTTGAGTTTAAGAACGAGACTGTTAAGTGTAACTTCGATAGAGGCAGAAAATTTCTTGTTGATGCGGTAGACGATATCGATACAGCGGGAATGGCATTCGGTAAGCTTTCATCGGAGTTCCTACGTAGAAAAGTTATTCCGGAGCTTGATGCGTTCAGAATCGCGACTTACTGCAAGAAAGCAGATTCAAGCATTAAGGCAACCACTATCACAGATGGTGCATCAGCTATCAAGGCGATTGCCAAGGTGTTCGACGATATGACCGACAATGAGGTTACACAGGACGGAAGAATCCTTTTTGCATCACCGACTGTACTTGGTCTAATTCGTGACCTTGACACTACAAAGTCAAAGGATATTATCGGAATGTTCGCAAAGGTTCAGAGCGTGCCATCAGGCAGATTCTATACCGCAATCGAGCAGCTCGATGGCAAGACGGGCGGACAGGAGAAGGGCGGCTTCAAGAAGGCAGCAGCAGGCAAAGCTCTTGACTTCCTTATCGTTGAACCTTCTGCAGTAATCCAGTTCCAGAAGAGGAACGTCAATAAGGCGATTTCTCCAGACGACAACAAGGATGCTGACGGATGGCAGTTCAACTTCCGCGAGGTCGGTATAGCTGACGCTTACGAGAATAAGCTAAGTGGTATCGCAGGAATGCATAAGGCGTAGGAGGTAATCAATGGGTAGAATAGTAGGTCTTGAAATCTTTGATGATGAGATTCTCTCAAGTGGGAATGTTGCAAAGGTTGAGATAGGCAAGAACGCCGCTATAGCTGACGAGACTATCTCGGATGCTGTAGCTACAGATTTTCTTAATGAGACGAAAGAGGACAAGAAAGGTAGCAAATAGCAATGATGAACGTTACGTTAAAAGAGTATCAAGTCATTTACATAGACATCCAATACGAGGCGGAATATCAGCGTCTTTTTGAAAGAGCAAAAGGACTGCTCAGAGGTTGGACGGCAAGACGAATTGATGAGGTGACATCAGAAGCAGATTATCGATACGAACAGGTTAAGGCTGCGATTATTCACGTTATCCATTTTCTTGTCAGCCAGAACGCGAATGATGGCGTTGTCTCTGTGTCGAATGACGGATACTCTGAGACGTATGCGTCAGCTAAAGACCGCGAGACGGCATTAAAAAGCACTATCTTTGACATCTTGTCCGGCACGGGATTGATGGGGTGTATGTAATGATTTTCACAGACACAATAACAATCTATAGTTACTACAAGGATAACGGCGCTGAAAAATGGCATAGAAAAGTCTTAAAAGGAGTAATGTGGAAACGTAAGAGGGTTCAATCCGTCAATATAGACGGAAAGCTGAACATTATTGATACTGTCTCAATCACTATCCCTTACAGAGCCTTATATTTGCCGTATAAAGAGTTTTTATCATCCAGTGACAGATTGAGTCATTGGACAATCGAAACCGCGTCAAACTTAAGCGTAGCCGTCTTGGGAGAGTGCGACAAAGAAATAGGAGATGTTTATAGACTAAAAGACCTCAAACGAGATTATTCGGATGTGGTTACTCTGAAATCATTATTATCGGATAACACAAACCGAGATCATTTGAAGAACTGGAAAGTGATAGGTGCGTAATGAAGCATGTAAGCTTGAGATTAAAGCTACAGAGCAGCGAGGACATAAAGCGTCGATTCTTTGTTGAAAAGCAAGGGAAGGTGCAGATGTTTATCGACTCGGAAGTGCTGAGACGCTGCGCACCGTATGTCCCGCAGGATAAAAGCGACCTTATAAAAAGCGGACAAATTGGTACGGTCATAGGTAGTGGTACAGTAAGATATGTAGCACCTTATGCCCGGAGATGGTATTACATGCCAGCCCAATTTCAAGGAGCGCCTAAGCGCGGGAATTATTGGTTCGAACGAATGAAGAAAGCGGGAGGTGCTGCTGCGATAGCACGTGGCGCAAAAAAAATCATGGCGAAAGGAAGTGATTGACGGTGACATTATCAGAATCGATTAAAAAATGGATGAGGGGATGTCCCGGTCTCGCTCTCTGCGATGATTTTGACACAGATAGATTGAGAGCTGAAGCGGAAAGCTTGGGCATATACAAGCAACCGACCAACGAGACAGTCGATTATATTGATGGCAGTACACTATGCACTGATTATTTTTATATCGTTGCAAGGCAAGAGGCTCAGGAAGAGCGCGACAGGGTATCAAATCAAGAGTTCCTGGAACAATTCGAACAATGGCTCGAGGAACAAAACCTCAAGTCAAATTATCCGAAAGGGTATAACATTGAGGAGATAAAGGTCGCAAGTTCATTTTATATGCAAGAAACAGATGGCGAGCAAGCTGTCTATCAGATTAGTGTAGGAATAACTTACAGAAAGGAAAGGTAAAATGGCAGAACAGGTTAAGCGTGTTAAAAAACACATGATCGCACTGTTTATCAATACAGGAACAAAAGACTCTCCCAAGTGGATTAGAATAAAGAAAGCTACAAAGCTTGAGATTAAACTTGATCCACAGAAGCAGGACTACGACTACATCTCAGATGAGTCACCAACCACGGAGCTGGAAAGCTACAAGCCTGGCATTGACGGGATGCCGCTCACTATGTATAAAGGCGAGCCGGATTTCGACTTCATATGGGAAAAGTTCTACGGTCTTGCAACGGGAGCAGACGCAAAGGTCGATGCTATGATTGTGTTTATTTTTGACGAGACAGCAGGTGCTTATAAAGCATGGGTCACAGAAGCAACGCTAAGCATTGATTCTATGAATGCAGTCGAGGGCACAATCACATTTGACTTACCGTTTGGTGGTACAGTTGAAAAGGGAACAGCAAAGTTACAAGCTGGCGTTCCAACGTTCACAAAAAAGTAAAAGATAAGGAGTAAAAAATGGCAGATATTTTAATGTGGGACGGAGAGGAATACGACCTCCCAAAGAAGACTTTAGCGGTGCAGCGAAAGATGGATGAAATCGGAAATCTAAGCGTAGCAAACAAAGGTGTAGAATGCTATCGTAAGCAATGGGACTTATGCTCTGAGCTATTAGGCAAGGAAAACGCAGAAGTAGTTCTTGACGCAAAGAAAGTGGAAGATGTTGATTTGCAGACTCTGACAATCTGCTATAACTCCATCGTTGATGCTTATCTGCAGAGGGTCCGTGAGCATCAGAGACAAAGAGAGGCTGAGCAATTAAATTCACCTGCACTTGACGTAATTAACGACGTAGCGCAGAGCGTGGACAAGATTGCGAAGCTTAAATAATGCTAACTTTAACAAATCGTCTCCCCGACTCAATTGAGGTTCGTGGGAGGCGTTTTTTTTTAAACACAGACTACAGATACTGGCTAAACTTTCATAAATGCACTGATTTCAGACCTTTATTTAAAGGCAATTCGCCTTGTGTTCAGGTCAAAGGAGACTGGGGCGTGCCTAACGACATTTTCTTGGCACTTGTAGAGTTTTATACAAATCCTTGTCCTGTTCCAAAACAGAGCGATTCAGGAGTTGAAACGCTCGACTTTGATATTGATGCGGAGCTGATTTACAGTGCTTTTTTGCAGCAGTACGGGATAGATATCTTGGAAATTGACCTGCACTGGCACAAATTCAAGGCACTGCTAAAAGGCATCACTGATAAGACATTGCTTGGGCAAGTTATAGGATTTAGAGCGTCAACCGATAAAGAGTTTAGGGAGCAGCGAAACGCCTGGGAGCTTCCGACGGTACTTACAGAAGAGGAAGAAGAGCAGTATCGCAAGTTTGACGAAGAGTGGGGATAGTAAATGAATGAAAATGTTTTAGAGATAAAAACCCTGCTTGATACGACAGGTGTAGATAAAGGTGTTGACAGTCTTTCTGGGAGCGTGAGTAGAGGTGCAGCGATGATAGGTGCTGCACTCGTAACGACCGCAGTAGGGCTTGGAACTTTGGCTATAAAGTCATTTGCGCAATACGAACAGCTCGCAGGCGGTGTAGAGACTTTATTTAAAAAGAACAGCAAAGAAGTAATGGCGTATGCAGATAACGCATACAAAACGGCGGGCATGAGTGCTAATAAGTACATGGAGACAGTAACGAGCTTTAGTGCATCACTATTGCAATCGCTTGATGGAGATACAAAAAAGTCTGCTGAGTACGCAAATAGAGCAGTTACTGATATGTCAGACAATGCAAATAAAATGGGAACATCTATTGAGTCGATACAATTTGCATATCAAGGCTTTGCTAAGCAAAACTATACTATGCTTGATAATCTCAAGCTCGGCTATGGTGGCACTAAAGAGGAAATGGAACGTCTTATTAAAGATGCTTCGAAAATGAAAGACGTGCAGAAGAAACTCGGAATAACCGTTGATGAAAATAGTATAAGTTTCGGGAATATTGTTAATGCCATAAGTGTAGTACAAGACCACATGGGGATTGCTGGCACAACCGCAAAGGAAGCGAACTCAACTATTGAGGGCAGTGCGAATCAGATGAAAGCGGCATGGGAAAATCTGCTTACTGCTTTTGCCGGAGGTGGCGACGTCGACAAGGCGATGAAAAATCTTGCTGATTCTGTCGCAATATTTCTCGGGAATCTCATCCCCCGAATCAAAATCGTTGCGCAAAGCCTCGGCAAGGCGTTTGCAAAAAGCTTGGTTCCAGCAGTCATTAAAGGTTTAAGAAAACTTGGTGATGCGGTACCTCTATTGCGTCCGATAACATCTATATTGAGTGCGATAATCCGCAATTTTGACAGATTTAAAATCATAATTGTTATGCTTGTATCTGCCTTTGTTGCGTATAAAGCAGTCACGACAGCCGTAACAGCAGCTCAAATTCTGTTAAATGCGGCTATGTCTGTGAATCCTGTTATGCTAATCATAATGGCGATTGCGGCGCTTGTAGGTGGTTTTATTTATTTGTGGAAAACGTCTGAAGGATTCAGAGCGTTTTGGATAAATCTGTGGACCGGTATCAAGAATTTTGTTACATCTGTGGTAATGGGAATCGTGACATTTTTTACCGAAACCCTCCCGAATGGCATTAGAGCTTTTATATCAAAAGCAATAGACTTTTTGATATGGTGGGAGACTTTGCCTATCCGGATTGCCATATATTTAGCGCAAGTCATTGCAAAGGTGGTTGCGTGGGTTGCAGATTTAGTTGGCCGAGCTGTAAGCGGGATAGCCGATTTTGTAAGGAGTATCGTTAATGGTATCAAGAGTTTGCCTGGCAAGTTTGTATCAATAGGTGGTCAAATCATAAGCGGATTTTGGAACGGAATTAACGATAAGTTCGGATGGCTTATGAATATGATTGGTGGTTTTTTTGGCAAAGTAAAGAGCAAAATAAAGTCCTTTTTTGGTATCAAATCTCCATCACGGTGGGGAGAAAAGGACATCGGTAACAATCTGATTTACGGTATTGCTAATGGTATCACGAGAAAGACCGCGTATGCACTTGGTGTCGTATCAGACTTTACGAACAGCGTAAAAGACCGTTTCGCGAGCGATATGCAAGGAGTTGAGGCTGACTTAACTGTAAACGGTGGATATAATGGAGCAAGGTTAAAACGAGACGCAATAACATTGCCTCCTGGAGCAAGATACAATCAGGTTGGTCGTAATGGCGTGTCTGCAGGAGAGACAACTGTGATGCAAACCATTAACATCAATCAGCCGGTTGAGACTCCGGGCGAGCACGCAAGGGTGCTGAGAAGTGAGGCGGTAAAATTTGGATTGGCAGGTAACATATGAATAAACAAGTAAACGTGGAGGCTGTCAGAAGTGATGGCCTCCGATTTAGTTATAACAAAAATGATTGGAAAATGTTGACACTTGAAGGCGTTGACTTTCCCGAAATTGAGGTATTTTCAGAGGCGAGAGGGTTTGGCCACGGTGATATCATAACAGGTATTAGAAAGCATGGCCGACAGATTACTTTGTCGGCGAGAATAAACGGAGCTAATGATAGCTTGAGAGAAGATGTTATCGGATTCCACAATGCTAATCATAAGTATGATTTGTACATTACATATGATGGAGTTACAAAGATAGCAAAAGACTGTGTTATTAAAGCAGCGAGTTATCCGTCAAGAAATGTTTATCGTAAGCCTAACCTTGAGCTGTTGTTCCAATCACCTCATGCTGATTTATTTGGAGACAGTAAAGAAACAACAAGCTTTAGCTCTGTGACTCCTATGTGGCATTGGACAAGGACTTATATAGGAGACGCGGGAAAGCTTGTTTTTGGCGAGATAACAAAGACTGACACAAAGGCTATTAACTACCTCGGTAGCGAGCCAGCTCCAATCGTGATTACAATAAAGTCTACTGGTTACGTTCCTGGCATCGACATCGAGATGGGTGACATTAAGACTAGCGTGAAAACGGTCTTAAATGCGGCTGACGTCCTCGTTATTGATTGCGACAAGCGAACGGTCAAAAAGAATGGTAAAGACGTACCATACAGCGATTTTGACGCTAGAGACCTCATGCAGATGGTACTTGGCTATGGAGATAATCAAATCAAAATATCAAAAGACGGTAACACGGCATTTACTGCAGAAGTAAGCTTTATAGGAAGATACGGAGGTGTGTAAATGATTAAGTGTCTAAACAAGTTCGGCGAAGAGCTCAAAATGATTGACTTTGTCGAGCTTCAATGGAGTCGAAAGTATTATGAGTGCGGGTCATTTGTGCTATACATGGCAGCTAAAGACTATGACCCGAATGTAAAGTACATACAGTGCGTTGGTCGTCCGGAGACTGCGATGGTGCAAAAGGTCGTTTACGAGGAGAAGAGCAACGGTGAATTTGTAACGTTATCAGGCTTTTTTATCGACAAAGTGCTCGATTGGAGTGCTTATACGATACCAATCTCAACAGTAACGTTCAAGGGCAAAGCTGAGGTTAAAAAGAGGCTGAAACAGTGGTTGCTTGAGACTGTGAGCGACAGGTATTACGAACCAGGAGATGTTGGGGGAGAACCTCATTGGGCTGATACAGGGGGTACAGTTAACGGCGCAAAGCTAAGCGTAGATAGTGATGTACCAAACGAGCTATCTATAAGCGCAGAGCTCGGTGAAAGTACAGGCTCTGCTATGCGAAAAGCTTTAAAGTCTGCAGGATACACACTTATTTGCAGACCGATTTTCTCGGCAAAAGAAGAACCGGGAAAGCCGCTTTTGGGAATTGAACTACACGTTCAAAAAGGACGGGACCTGCGAGACGATGTCTTTTTCGGCGAGGCTTGGGGGAATATCTCGAAGTGTGAATACGCATGTGACGAAAGTGGCATATACAGTGGCTTTTTGGCAAGTCAGGAAATCCCGGATGACTTCAATACGTCAAGCGAGGTTCACGGCTTTTGGAAGGACGGCAAAAAGGTCAGAGCGATACACGAATACGTGCAGTTTGATAGCAATGTGCCAAGCAATCTCGGTCATTGTGTGCCGCTCAAAGTTTTTAACGCAAGTATCAGCGGTGTTGAAATTAAGAGCGAGAACGAGTCACTTATAAGGTCAAAGATGAGAGATGCTGCAAAGCTTGAGATGTTGAATAATTACAAACAAGAGACCATATCAGTGGATGTACTCCAACATCGTTTTTACTACCTCAAAGACTACGATTTGGGCGATATTTGCACGATTAATATTGACTCAATACAAAAAGAATTTACCTCCAGGCTCGTTGAGGTGCGAGAGGTTCACGCAAAAAATAAAGTAGATATAGAGCTTGTCTTTGGTACTCCAAATAGGCAAACATATAGAAAGGTGGATGTATAGTATGGCAAAGAGTTTTCCATTTGAATCAAAAAAAATAATCGGTAATGAGTGGGACAGAGCAATCACAGCCCAGGATGAGAGAGATTTCAACAAGATGTGCTGGGGAAACGGCGTGTTTATTAACCCAATCGATGGGCTGATGGTCACAGCACACGGAGGCATGACTGTCAATGTAAAGCCAGGAGGCGCAATCATCGAGGGCGCGGTATTTAAAGAGAGCAGTAACAGACAAATCACATTGTCTCCTGCATCGAGCCTGCCTCGTATCGACAGAATCGTTTTGAGGTTTGATACTGCAGAGGATAGGCGAGACATTGACATCTATCTCAAAGAGGGTGTCGCAGCAACAAATCCTGTTGCCCAGGATCTAATCCGCGAGTCAAACTATTACGAACTAGCAATCGCTGACATCTATATCCCGGCTCGTACAACCTCGATTGAATCCGTCAATATATCCGATACAAGGATGGACTCGAATCTTTGTGGTTGGGTAGTTCCGGCAGTCGAGTACAAAGGGCTGTTTGACAACTTGTGGCTCCAGCTACGTGATAGTTTTGGTACAGTTAATTCGGCGCTATCAGGCACGCTTGCCCAGGACCTCAAGCAAGAGATTAAATCCACTGACGAAAAGTATGCAGATCAGATAAAGAGCGTTAGAGACGACATGGGAAATGTCAACATGCTAAAAACTAGCGCAAGAAATCTTGCAGATGCAATCAACGAGATTTTTAACAAGTTTAAAAATCAAAAAAAGCTAATAAAATCAGGTGACGTTTATTGGGGTGGTGGTACATGGGTTTGTCCTGATGATGGGTTTATCACAATGCGAGTTACATGCAAGGCAGGCGCCCCATACGTCTTGCTTTATGTTGTTGATAGCACAAATGCGATCGTAGGGTCAGTCTATGGAGAAGGAAGTGGCGGGACGTTTACAACAATGATTCCTGTGCACAAGGGGGAACGATACAAAACGTCATATGCAATAGGGTATGGTGCAATTAATGCATTTTATTCCAAACTCGGCAGCTTTTAAGCCAGAAAGGATAGCGTATGGAAGAAATGACGAGAATGCGAGAGGAAACATTGCAGAGAATCACTGCTCTTGAGGCGGAACAGCGCACACAAGGTAGGGAAATTGGTGAACTGAAAAAGACATACAGGCAGCTCTCTGATATCAATGAAAATCTTGCTCGAATGATAGTACTCATGGAACAGCACCAGAAACAGCTTGACGAACAGGAAGAACGCCTTGATAGTCTTGAGGACGCTCCTAAGCAATACTGGGGAATAGTTGTTAAAACAGTTATAACGCTTTTGATTGGCGCCGCTTTTGGCGTCTTTTTTAGGCAAAGTTAGAAAGGAAGTATATAAAATGAAAACTAAAAGAGATTGGAAGAATTGGACTATTAAAGCAAGTGTAAGGGCAATAAAGACAGTCGCACAGACTGCAATTGCAACAATCGGAACAACAGCACTGCTAACAGATGTTAATTGGAAAGTTGTTGTAAGTGCTTCTGTGCTTGCTGGTGTACTATCTCTACTAACAAGCGTTGCAGGGTTGCCTGAACTAGACGAGGAAGTTAAGAACTTCAAGGACTTGGAGGGTTAATATGTTGCATGGAATTGATATTTCAGGATGGCAGGAGGGCATACAGCTAGCAAGTGTACCAGCAGATTTTGTAATCATCAAGGGAACGGGCGGTGCCGGATATGTATCTGCAGAGTGTGACGGATTTGTGCAACAAGCAAAATCGGCCGGGAAACTAATCGGAGTATACCACTTTGCTCGCGAGGTTGGTTTTGGCGGGACTCCTGAAGAGGAAGCGCGGTGGTTTGTTGATAACTGCGGAGCATATTTTGACGGTACGGTTATTCCTGTGCTAGACTTTGAGCAAGACGTATATTTGGGCGCAGAATGGGCAAAGGCGTGGCTCGATGAAGTATACAGGCTTATTGGTGTAAAACCGCTGTTTTACAGCTATTTAAGTTTTATAGAGAGTCACAATTGCAGCGCTATAGCTAATGCAGACTATGGATTGTGGGTAGCCCAGTACGACCACAACAATCCAACAGGATATCTCGAAAAGACGGCTCCGTATGTGCCATATTGGAGCATTGTTGCAATGCATCAGTACACATCGCATGGATATCTAAGTGGATACAGCAAAAGACTTGACCTTGATGTGTTTTATGGCGATGTAGATACATGGTATGCATATGCGAGGAAGCAAGGTGAACGAGTAACGCAAGCTGTTACACCAAAACCTAAGCAAGTCGATATTGGTGCAGAGGTCATAAAATACGCAGGAGATGACAGATATGCAACATCCGATATCATAGACAAGGAGTTTGCAAAAACAAATAAGGTGATTGTTTCAGGTAAAAACTTCCCTGATGGAATAAGCGCAGCATTTCTCGCAAAAGCAAATAAGGCAAACATAGTGCTAAATCATCCTGAGTTGTCTTACGGGCTCGAAACATATATTGTTGGTGGCGATATAGTAAACAAGGGTGGAGCAAAAGTAATAAAGGGAGATACTAGATACGGCACAAATCTAGAAGTTTTGAAAGAATGCTTTTCAAAGACAAAATCAATCATTGTTACTAATGGTAGCGATTGGGCTGATGGTGTATCCACACTTACAACAAACGTTCCAGTGCTTATAGTCTCCGAGTTTGTAAAAGCAAATCAAATCGTAGAACTAAAAAAACACAATGATTTACACTTTATCGTTGTGGGCGATACAGGTGTTGTTAATACTACTGTAGAAAAGCAGCTCGCTGAGATTGGTAGCGTCGAAAGAGTCAAGGGGGCAGATCGTTTTGAAACGTCGAGAAAAATTGCAGAGCGTTTTTTCCCATCAGCTGAAGAGGCTATTGTAGTTGCTTCATGGGCCGACGCAATCGTGTCAAGCAACATAGGTGAAATGCCTATACTACTCATTGGAGAAAATAATACATCTGAAGCAAGGGCATATATTACATCTCATGGAGTGAAGAGAGCATATGCTGTTGGGCTTGCTTGTGAGCTTGTTGTATAGTGGTTAAATCAAGAGGGCGTTTGCCCTCTTTTTTATTTGTAGGGACGTGTCCCTGTTGAGTACGCAAAGCGTGCGAAATAAAAAACCACC